GGCGGCGCGTTGTTCGACGCGATCGAAGGGACCGGCCGACGGGCGCGAATCAAGTTAACGCACCCGGCCGCGGCCGAATACTTAGCCGCGCACAACGCCGCGCCCCCCGCCGCGCCCCCGCCCCGCCATACGCCGGACCTTCGCCGGACGCCGGACAATCCGACGACGAAACCCGATAACGAACCTAGCGCCCCGCCCGATCCGTTGGCTTTACTGCCGGAAGATATACGGGCGTATGCGGACCTAACGGTCCGGGACGTCGTCGCGCAATTTGGAACCGTAACCGCGTTTACGGATTTTTTAATCGCGACGAAGCGGATCGAAGACATACACGAAAAGCGCGTAAAGAACGCGGCGGCCGAAGGCGAATTAGTTAGCCGGGAATTAATAAAGGTCGGCGTAATGGAACCGATCGAAACGGCGCATAAGAAATTATTAACGGACGGCGCGCGTAATATCGCGACCCGTCTTCGGGCTATGGTCGAAGGCGGCCGGGACGCGGCCGATTGCGAAGTCTTCGTTTCGGAAACGATCGGCGCGTTTATTCGCCCGGTTAAAGCGAAGACGGCCCGGGCGTTAAAACGGTTGGAAGTGTGATCGACGTCGCGGATATCGGGGCGGATTGGGTTATCGCCGAAGTCGACGCGCTAACCGACGCGATCGTCCGGATATCCCCCGTCACGTTCAACGAAGAAAACAGATATTTACCGGAATCGGTTACGCCGGTCCCGGGTTATATCCGTTACGACCTTACGCCGTACCTTCGGGAAATATTGGATTGTTTCGACGTCGATTCCCCGGTCCGGGAAGTTAACGTTATGAAGGGCGCGCAGGTCGGTTATACGACGTTGCTAGAATCCGGGTTCCTGTATTATATGGCGCACGTTACGACGCTTCCGATAATGTTTATGTCGGCGGATAAGGAACTCGCTAAAGCCCGCGTCGAAAATAACTTTATCCCTATGATTAACGAAAGCGGGTTCGCCGATCGGATACGGTCGTCGGACGAAGGCAACCGGCGCAAGACGGGCCGGACCGCGAACCATATCCAGTTCGAAGGCGGCGGCTATATGGTCCCGTTCGGGGCGTTGAACGCTAACAAGATGCGTTCTTATTCAATCGCGGTAATGCTTAAAGACGAGGTCGACGCGTGGCCCGCTTCGGTCGGCCGGGACGGCGATCCGGATAAACTATCGGACGCGCGCTGTTCGGCGTATTGGGAACGACGGAAAATCTTCCGCGGGTCGACGCCGCTAATACAGGGCGCGTCGGTAATTGACGCGCAATATAAGCGCGGGGATCAGCGACAATATTTTGTCCGCTGTAATAAATGCGACTTCCCGCAGGTTTTACGATGGTCCGGGACGAACAAGAAAACGGGACACGCGTTCGGGTTCTTATGGGACTATAACGACGACGGATCGTTAATCGTCGATTCGGTTCGCTATGCTTGTCAGAATTGCGGACACGACCATTTCGAAGCGGATAAAGAAATCTTATTCGCGCCGGATCACGGGGCCGAATGGATTCCGACGGCGTCGCCGATCGAACCGAATATCCGGTCGTATCATCTTCCCGGGGTTTATTCCCCGGTCGGTTTAATGCCGTGGTCTAAATGCGTTATCGACTATCTAGGCGCGTACGACGATAAAGAAAAAAAGGTTAAAGACATTGCGGATTATCAGGTCTTTTATAACAACATACTAGCGAAGCCGTTCGAAGTCTTAGGCGATAAAGTTACGTTCGTATCGGTTTCGGCGCATCGTCGCCGGGAATATATGTTCGGGACGGTTCCGAATAACTTCGCCGTCGAACACGCGGGCGGCCCGATCGCGTTTCTTGTCTGCCTTGTCGACGTTCATAAAAGTAATCTAGCGGTCGGCGTTATCGGATTTACTAAAGATATGCGCGCGTTCCTTGTCGACTATTGGCGATTTAAGTCGGACGATTGTACGGAGTCGGACGCGCCCGCTTGGCAACGGGTCCGGGAACTGATCGAAGAAAAAGAATATATCGCCGACGACGGGAAGCGTTACGAGGTTACTTTAACGTTTATCGACGCGGGCTATTCGCAATCGACGGCCGTCGAGTTTTGCGCGCCGTACGAATCGGGCGTGTTCCCGATCGTCGGTCGCGACCGTCCGGCGAAGTCGAACGTAATATCCGAATTCGCCGAATTCGAAACGAAGGCCGGGACGACCGGGTTTCGAATTACGGTCGATCACTATAAAGATCGGTTAGCGCCGGTCCTTCGTCGGCAATGGACGCCGGAAGCGGGCGAACAGAAACCGTATCATTTTAACGCGCCGCTAGATGCAACCGACAAACAGTTAAAAGAATTAACGCGGGAATACCGGCGCGAAAAGCGGGACAACCGGGGACAGACTTCCCACGAATGGCACAGGCCCGGGAACGCCCCTAACGAACTGTTCGACTTGTTAGTTTACGGCCACGCCGCCGCGGAAGTCATAGCGGCCGACGTATGCGCGAATATTCTAAAGATCGAAGACGGCGTCGATTGGGCGAAGTTTTGGGAATACGCCTTAACGCCGGGGGTTTACTATACCGACGGATAGCGGTTATCCTGTTAACTATGTCGACTTGTGATCCGCAGTTTTGGCAAGACCGCTTAACCCGTTGTAAAGAACAGATCGTCGCATACGAAGATGCGATCGACGCGTTAGTTAACGGGGGCGTTCAATCGTACACGCTTAACACCGGTCAAACAGTGCAGACGGTCACTAAAGTTAATATCGCGTCGCTTCGGTCGATGTTGAGCGAACTTTATAACCGGGCGGCGACGTTAGAAGCGCGGGTCGGCGGTTGCGGCGTATCGGTACAACGGCCGGGGTTTTGAAATGGGCGCATTAGTCAACGCATTACAAAAGGGCGTTAATTGGGCCTACAGTGCGCGGCAATCTGTCGCCGACGCCCGGGAAGTAATCAGCGTTAACGCGTTGGGCGCGTTCCGGAATGTATGGAACGGCGACAAGTTCCCCGGCGGGTTCGGCGAGACTAACGTTTACGCTTGGGACTATTGGACGCTACGCGAACGATCGACCCAATTATTTACGTCGAACCTGTACGCGCGCGGCCTGATCCGGCGGCTAATCAATAACGAAATCAACGCCGGGTTAAATCTGGAAGCGATACCGTCCGCCGACTTTTTAGGGTTGGACGAAGACACGTTAAACGAATGGTCCGAAGCGGTCGAAGACCGTTTCTTATTATGGGCGAAGTCCCCGTCCGCTTGCGACTTTCACCGATTAAGAACCTTTTTCGAAATCCAACGCTCGGCCCGTCTGGAAGCGTTAGTCGAAGGCGACGTCTTAATCGTTATGCGACAGCACCCGTTAACGAAACTTCCGACGATCCAGTTAGTCCGCGGAAGTAAGATTCGGACGCCGATCGACGACGCGGTTACGCGCGGCCGGAAGATTGTCGACGGCGTGGAATTGGACGAACAGGGCCGACACGTTGCGTTCTATATTACGCAGGACGACGGCATTACGTCGAAGCGGATTCCGGCGGTCGGGCCGAAATCTAAACGCCGGATCGCGTGGCTAATGTACGGCGTCGACCGTCGTCACGGCGCGGTCAGGGGCGAACCTATGTTGTCCCTTATTCTTCAATCGTTGCGCGAATTGGACCGTTACCGGGACAGCGCGCAGCGTAAAGCGGTTATTAATTCAATGATCGCGCTGTTTATTAAAAAGACGGAAGATAAGCCGGGAACGCGCCCGCTTACCGGCGGCGCGGTTCGTCGCGATCAGGTAACGACGGCGACGGCGGACGCGGACGGCGGTCCGCGTACTTTAGATATGCAAGCGCAAATTCCGGGACTTACGTTCGAAGAACTGCAACAGGGCGAAGAACCGGTCGTCCATAAGACCGAAGCCGACGTCGACTTCCCGAAATTCGAAGAAGCGGTTATCGCGGCGGTCGCATGGGCGCAGGAAATCCCGCCGGAAATCTTACGCCTTGCGTTTAGTTCGAATTATTCCGCTTCGCAAGCGGCGATTAACGAATTTAAAATGTACTTAAATCGCGCCCGGACGGAAATCGCGGACGCGCTCTGCATCCCGGTTTATAACGACTGGATGCTGTCGCAAGTCATAGGCGGGAAGGTTTTCGCGCCCGGGATGTTGGACGCGTGGCGTAACCCGGCGCGGTTCGAAACGTTCGCCGCGTGGGTTTTAAGCGATTGGGTCGGCGCGATTAAACCGTCGGCCGATATGGGCAAGACGGTTAAAGCATATATCGAAATGATCGACGCGGGGTTAATTACGCGATCCCGCGCGACCCGGGAAGTTACCGGAATGAAATTTAGCCGCGTCGCCCGGGAACGTAAACGCGAAAACGTTATGTTATTGGAAGCGGACGAACCGGTCCGCGACGCGGAAGCGGAAACCAACAACGGCGCAACCGCCGGGAATGAGGATTAAAGAAATGGCCGATACGACATTCGTTAACGTTAGCGCGGGCGCTTGGGGGTCTGTTGCGACGGCGGTTAAAGGGTTTATAACGAACGAAGGTTCGGTCCCGATTAAGTTTCGCGAAGCGGCGTCGGACCCCGGCGCGGGTACGAACGACGGCCATACGTTGCCGGTCGGCCCGGGCGAATCGGTTAACTTCGATTTAGCGGCCGGACAGAATCTTTTCGTTCGCGCGACCGGCGTCGACGGCGGCCGCGTGGCCGTAACGACCGAATAAAATGTTTTCGCGCGGAATCGAATCGCCGCCGTTTTGGCGTCGGACGAAAAACGTCCGGGGGGTCGAAGGTAACGAAACGGTTCCGCCCGTTTTAGAAACCGTTCAAGCGTACGCGGGCGGCGTCTTAGAAGACGTTCAAGCGTACGCGGGCGGCGTTTTGGAAGACTTACAAGCGTATCGACCGGGGCCGTAAATTATGCCGACTATACCCGTAGGAACTATTTTAACGACGCTATCGCCGGGGGATTCTATCCCCGTCGCCGACGCGTCGGATTCGAACAACCTTAAAGACATAGCGGCGGAGACCCTGCTAGTCCCGGTCCCGTCCGCCGTTGCGGGCCGGTCGTATATGACGAATAGCGATCTTAATTACGCTAACCCGGCAGGGCATACGATTAATATTTTAGGGGGGACGCAGTCGAACCCGAACGCCGCGGGCCGCGCTTCGAATAATCAGACGGGTGGCGGTACAGTTTCGGACCCTGATTTCGGAACCGGAGCCGATCCCGGGACGTATAACCATATTTATATCTTCGCTTATGACGCGTTGGCGAACGGAATCGCGTCGACGTTTATCGGCAACCACCACGGCATGATCGGCGCGGGCGCGACTCATTCGACGACTATCGGCGGGTCCTATAATAAGGTTTTATCAGGCGGATATAATATTATCGTCGGCGGCGGCGGTAACGCGCAAGGGAACGTTATAGGGACCGCGGGGGGTTCGACGGACGGCGGTTACGGCGCAATCGTGGCCGGATATAATAACGTTCTGTTAGCGACCTTAGGCGGCGCGATTGTGGCCGGGATCGGGAACCAGATAAACCCGGCCGGGTCGCGGTCCGCGATTGTCGGCGGGTTAGACAATATTATTTCGGCGGAACAAACGGCCATTGTCGGCGGTTTCGCTAACGACGTACAGACGGGCGCGACCCGGTCGGCGATTGTCGGCGGTCAATCGAACGAAGTATCCGCCCCCGAAGCGGTCGCAATG